AACCAGGACCAACAAAACGCGTCTCATACGGCCTTCCGACACCCCCATAGCAAGCCGAAGATGTTCACTACGTCGCTCGCTCTGCCCATTACGACACCACGAACCAGCTCGGCGGATTGGCCGAGTGCGTTGGTTTGAGCGTCACACTTACCGAGATTGCCTCTTCCAGTGATTCGTTGCGGCTGAACTTGGTAATTGCGCAGGATGCCCGCAGACCTTGCGAGCCAGCCGCATTGATCGGACCATCCATTACGGCGAACTCCAGTGCGGCACCGGCCAGGAAGGCGTCGCGGATGCTCACGAAGTCGTCGTTGCCCGTATCCAGAATCATCTCAAACTCGATGGAGGCGTCTTTGAGTGTGGCAACCGTGGCACGCCAGCCGTTATTGCCGCGCGTCGATACATCGGCTTCGCCTGCCTCGAGATTGAGCGTCAAGTCCTTGACGTTCGTAACCTCATTCCACACGGGACTAGCGTAGCTGCCCGTGTTGCGATACAGCCGGGCATCGAGGCCGAGTTTGACCGTCATGGGTAATCTCCCTTGCTAACGCACTGAGTTCCTCCACAGGGCCGGTAGTGAGGCCAATTCTTTTTCGAAGGCCGGTCCCATGTAGGGGCGAGCACGGTAGCGCAGCCGGCGTGTATGGCGCTTTATCCGCCGGACCACCGTGCCACCGTATTCGAGCAACTTCGGCGCGTCGGACTTTTGCCGCAGTTGCACTGGCCCGATGACCACCGACTGCCTGGACCTGTCGTAGGCGAACAGGATGAACTGCCGCAGCAACCCAACGTGGGAATGCGGGGGCGAACCGGGCGGGCTGCTGCCTCGACGTTTACGGATCGACGTGCGTGCCCGGGTGCGCACGAACGCGCCGAACCGCGATAACACCTTCCTTGTGGCAGCATCGACGGCCTTCTTGACCCCAGCCCGGTCGAAGAAGTCCTGTTTGGCAGCATGTAAGCTCATGGAGATCACGGCTCATCTCCACACCTGGAAGCTCAGCGTGATGACGCTGGTGAATTGCCGCAACTCATCCAGATGCTCCAGCGCATAAACCGGCTCGTTTTTGACCTCCGTGCAGCGGGCATCGGGGTAGCTGGCCAACGGGTGCGTCCGAAAGTGATCGGCAATCTCCTCGACCAGTGTCATCAAGGCGTCGAGGGCCTCGGGGCTGATGTCGGTCTTCTTCTGAACGGCTACGTCGATCTGGTAATCGAAACTGTCGCGGCTGCGGTCGAGTGTCTTCGAGGCCAGTGCCCGTGGCACGACGGTGACCTTCAGCTCAGTCATCTCCGACAACTCGAACTGCGGCCGGTAATGTCGCTCGGCAGTCAGCGGCTGGCTGAACGCGGTGGCGTTCAGCTCGGCAACTACTGCGTCGGCGATATCGAGGATCACGGCCATTACTCGGTGCTCACCTGCTTGGCATGAATCCGCAGCACCTTGCGGAACGCGTCGGACCATCGCCACGCGGGTTCCTTGCCCGGCGCCATCACCTCGTAGACCAACGTCTTGTCGCCCTGTGTTTCGCGGATGATGTCGCCGCGCTGCGGCAAGATCGGCGTACCGCCGAGCACCAGGTCAGCGGCATGGATCAAGAAATCCCGGTCGGTCCACTCGATGGACACGCCGCCGTAGCCATCGTCCAGTTTCAGCAGCGTACGGCCGATGGTGGCCTGCACCGTGACCTCATCCGCCCCGCGCCGGTAAGTGACCGGCCGCGAGGCATGTTCCTTGAGCTGTGCGGCCAGCCAATCAGAACCGGTTTCCAGCAAATCGGGCATGACGTCCTCACTGGCTTAGCCTGACGCGTACGGTAGCATCGTTATTACCGGCCGCCTGGACGCATTTGCCGAGCTGCTTATTGCCCGTTGCCGACGTGGTGGCCTGGTTCGCCGTGTCGTTCCAGTACACGATGGCCCCTACGGCGATGGCTGTACCGGTGCCGGTTGCCTTCGCGAAGTCGAAGACGCCTTGCACCGTCAGTGCCCCGCGTTTGCCAGCCGGAATGTCGAGACTGGCAACACCTACCAAATCGCCCTGCACGACTACTTCTCCGGCCGCGATGTCCGCGGTCGGCGTGTAGTCAATGGTCTGGCCCTCGTGAACGAACACTGCTTGTGGCATGTACGATCCTCCTTACGCTTCACCCTTGGCCTTGATACCGGCCAGCGGCTCAGCCAGGTCCACACCGAAATCGAAATACCCGCGGAACTGCATTCCCAGCTTGTTGAAATCCGCTTCAGCCGCTTCGACCGTCGGAGTCTGTTGACCATCCAGGAAACTGACCGTTACGGGGGCCAGTACCCCGGGATCACGGAACAAGTACCAGGCCTTGGCGCTGGAACCGGCGAACTCCGCATCACTCAGCCAGTCCGACACCACGGGGCGGTAGCGTCCGGCGTGGATGTTGGCCGTTCCCAGCGTCCCGCCGGAGCCAGGATCGACGGTCGTGCTCTGGTAAAGCCGCTGCGCCACAAACTGGAGCTCGGGCGGCACGAGCAGGATGGTCGGCACCCCGCCGATCCGCTTCCTGTCAGGACTTTTCAGCTTGCGGAACGCGACGATTCCTTTTTGCAGGCCGACTCCGTCGTCGCCCAGCGCGGTATCCGCGCCCGTGATGTAGTTGCCCAGGGCAGCCGTAAAGAAGCCGCTATTGTTGAGGAACGTGCTCCAGAAGACGCTGTTGAGCTTGCGGGCAGCTCCGGCTCCCAGTCGCGCACGGATATCGTCGAACGCACTTAGATCGTCATTGATGATCCGATCACGGGTCAGCGAAAACATCCGACCGTAGGTCCGGGCCTGACGCGTGTAGGTCTGCTCCGACACCGTGCCATGCTTCAACTCGCCGTCGGGAGCCACCTCCTCGTACTCCATGTTGTCCAGCAGACGCACACTGGTGACGGTTTTGAAGTCGCTCACCGAACGGATGGCAGCGATTTCCCGCCACGTCTGGTCTTGCTCCTGGAAGGCCTCGAGCAGTTCCTTGTTCAGAAGGTTGCTCAGAATGTTCGGTAGCGACAACGTGCTGGTGCCGGAGGCACGCAACGTCAGCGGCACGGTCCAGGCATAGTACAGGGCATCGCGGAGATTGCTTGCGTCCAGGAACGGCGACCCGGTGTAGCCGTTGGCCTGCGCCGCCAGGTAGATCGCCTGGCGAATGCGCATACGCCGCCCAAAACGGTCTTCGGCGGCCTGCAGGAGATCAGCCGGGTAATGCCGCTCGGGGTTCATCGGCGTGCGGGTCAGCGCCAACGCGGCCTCGAGCAACTGGGCCGTGGAATACCCGGACGCTCCCGTCTGGATGCTGATATAGGGGGCATGGGGCCGCGACGCACGCAGCACTTCCAGCTCGGTTCGTGCAATATCCCAGCCTTCGGCGATGGCCTGCGCTTCGATCTCCTGATGCTTACCGCCGCAAATCCGCCGGATGGCCGTAATACGCCGGACCTCAGCAGCCGCTGCAGCGCGAAGGGCGGCGACCTCCGCTTCCACGAAATTGGACGCCTGTCCGGTGGCAGCCGCATCGGTGCGCGTGTCAACTTCCGATCCCGGCTGCGTGGCTGCAATCTGGGCCGAGGTATTCTCGTCTGCGCCAAGCACCACGAAGCTGATCTCCCCCAGGGAGGCACGTCGAACGATATTGACCGGTCCGGCGAACTCCCGCCCGTTGGCCTGCGAGGTCTTCCCCTCGGGCACGAACTCCACTTGCTCGGCGCGGGCCCCGATCGAAGCCTGCCAGGCAAAGCCCTTATCGTTGAGAGCGATCACCTGCCGCGCTTTCGGCGAATCACCCATGATAACCCCGGACACAATAAGCTGGTCGTTCATCACGGCGACGGAATCAGTCTGCCCCATCACAAAATCCACGTCACGCACATGATCCAGCAGGATCGGACGGCGTTGCCGGCCCACGTCCAGACCGGCCAGGTCCACCACGACCGGATAGCGCCAGCCCGCCAGCTGCATGGCCCCACCCGTGTAGGCGGTCATCGTGAAGCGGCGCAGCCGCTGCGCGTCGCCCTCGCCCGGAGCGGCTTCCAGTTCCACCGACGTTGCAAGCAGGTTCAGCATCCGGTGTTCAGCGAGCTTGCTCTTGACGTTGACGTCACTCATCCAGAGTGTCCTCCTCCTGTGGCGGTATGGGCAGGGCTTCGGTCAACATAAGGCCGAGCTCCTGCATCAAGGCGACTTCCTTGGCCCGCTGTCGCAGAGCCTCTTCCCAGTCCCGACCTTGCCGCGCGTATTCATGCGCCAGCGTGGTCGTGTGATTGGCCAGCCGCGTGGCTTGTGCCGACGCTTCCTTCGCCGGGTCCACGTGCTCATGGCCGTCCCAGAACCACTGGTGCGGCCATTCGTCCATAGGGCCTAATCCCGCAGGCAAATAGCCCGGAATCAACGCGGCTTCATCAAGCCAGGCCGTCAGAATCCGATCCAGCACAACGCACTCCAGGTGCGCTTGCTCCACACGAATTGCTTTGAAATACGTCTGGTGGTCGAGTCGGCCGGAAGCGTAGTTGTAACCCGACGAATTACCCGCCGCGATGTTGAACGGCATATTCAAGCAGCGTGCAATCTCGTTGAGAACTTCACGCTTGAATTCGGCGTAGGTCGTCGAGGGCTGCTCGGCCTGGAGCTGGCTCATCTTCCAGCCGCCTGGCATGGTCACAAGCGCGCGTTGTTCCAGCTCAATGGGTTCGAACGGCTCGGCGGCGTCGGCCTCACCGCCCGCAGGCGCGTCCGTGTAAAGAATGCCCGCAAAGTCGGCCGCCGTCTCCGCAGCCGCGAGGACCGCCAGCGTGAATCGCCGCAATTGAGCAAACAACGGTAGCGCCGGCAGGATGTCCGGAATGCCACGCGCCTGCCCGGGACGGTCCACCCGGAACCAGTGCAACACGGATTCGGCCGGCACGCGGTCGTACTCGACGTGAAATCGTCGCACGCTATCGCCAGGATGCTCCTTGAGGACGTGATACTCGACCGGGTTGCCCACCGCATCGAAGACAATCCCGTCGACGGCGTTACCGCCGAGCATGCGCAAGTCGGGCGTGCAAACCTGATCGGCCTCGACCAGGCGTAAATCCAGCTGCACGGCTGTGGGCAGTTTCGGGTTGTTGATCAAAATCGCGAACGCTTCGCCGTCCTGGGCCCGGGCCACACGCATGGTGCGGAGCTTCTCGGCCAGGCCGACCGCCCTGGACCAGCGCGTAAACTCCTGCTCGATGCGTCGATTGGCCTCGCCGTTCTCGGTGAGCATCTGGAGCCGAGGCCCGGTACCGATCACATCGTTGGCCAGTGTCAGCACGATGCCGCGAGCATAACTGTTGTTAGCAACCTCGTAACGTGCGCGGTTCCGCAGGATGCGGCGCACCTCAGCGCTATTGGCAGCGTTGGCCGACAGCCCATCCGCGTTGGCCCAGTGACGCCGGTTGTCCTCCGTAGTAGCCGCCGCATCGTAACGTGCGCCAAGCATCCTTGTGGCCCGACGCGGCCCGTAAGAAGGCGTCCTGGTCACGAACAACTTCGATAACCAACCGAACACTTAATTGACCCCTGGCGGTACGAGCTTGTTGAATCGCAGGCCGCGCTTCTTCGACTGCATCGCTTCCTTCGATGCAAGGTAGCGGTCGGCCTCAATCTGTTCGGCGAGCTTGTGCTGCTCCACCGAGCCGGCGTCGCCCGACACTTTAGCCGGCTTTTGTGCGTTCTGGCGGATCATTTCGTCGAGT